TCAAATTGACACAACCATTCGCCGTTGTCAAAAATTGACGGAATCCGTTCATGAATGCAAGGTTACCCGAACCGGTTAATTTATTGCCATTCCAAATTAACTTGTCCAATTCTCTCGCATGAAGCTTCAATAAATAATCAGTGATTTGCGCTTCGAAAGGAAGTGTTTTGTCTTCGGCCATTGCGCCAGGTGTTAACGCGATTTGCGCCCAAAATCCGGCAAGGTCTTTTTGACAAAATTGTTTCATGTAACCGATTGTTTCAACCGATATGTCACGTTGTGTGAAAACGGTGTCACCGTTCGGTGTCATTGTACAATCGCCGGTTTGATAAACGATTGAATCGTCTAATAAATTAAGCGCTTCGCTTCCTTTGATTCCTTGTTGGATAGCAATATATCTTAAGGTTTCCGCTTCGGTAACCGAACGAACAATAAGATCTTCGCGAATTTCGTCGGTGTACGGCGATAATGCGGACACATCGTAATCAAACGATGTTTTTAGATATTTTTTTAGTGACATTTTATTTATTTTTTGTATATTTTAACCAATTTTGTTTGGCGGTCAGGTTGCCAACCTTTGAAAATTTCTCGGTTTCATTCGTGTTATTTGTCGGTGCTGCTTTGAAGGTCTCGAATTCACCTTTCAAGGTTGCAACTTCTTTCGACAAGTTGTCATTTTGTGTCGCAATAACCTTGAACATTTCGCCAACCGCTTCGATGCTTGTTGCGAATGAATCTAATTTTGCATTTATCTTCGACATTGCTTGTTCCTCAACAACAACTTCTTCTTCGGTTGTTGTGATTTCGTTTATTCTATTTACAATTAAACTGGCGACATCAAAAGCGCGATCCATTTCAACTTCAAATTCGGTTGCAATGATTTCGGAAACGCCTTCAAGAACCGCCGGAATTTCTTCATCAACAATTTGAAACGCGCTTGCATTTTCTTCGGTTGCACGTTCGTCGATTATTTCAACGATTATTCCTTCGGCATCAACAACAACCGAAACGCCTTCAAGGTCACCGCTCAAAGCGTGTGTTCCTTCCGGTGCGGGTATTGTTTCCGTTTCCGTAACTACGAAAAGCGGTTGACCAACTTCAAAGATTTCGAATTCAACAATTGTTCCGTCCGTTAAAGTAGCTTGTTCGAATTTTTGCGAAGCGCTTGCGAATGATTGTTTCATTTCGGTAATCAACTCCATTACTTTTTTAAAATTCTTATTCATTTTTATTTGTGTTTATATATATTATGTTATGTTGTTCGTTATTTTATTATTTTTAGTTCTTTTAATTTAGATTCCGACCACCGAAGACCGGCTTTTCCACCCCACAAAAGAAACGATATTGTTCCGCAAGCGCTTGAATCGGATTCGTCGTAATAAACTTCGGCGCGTGATAAATATGAATACATTCTTTTTATTATTTGAACGGAAATATTTCCCTTTTTCGACAATGTTGTTGCTCGCAAGCGGCCGATCCTGGTTGCGCATTTATTGCCGTTCTTTTCGTTCAATTCAATTCCGCGTTTTGCGTTGTTCACCACCGCATCCGGATAATCATTGTAAAATTTAATTAAATCTTTTTTTTTTTTAAATCTATTAAATAGAATTGCAAAAGTTCGTCGTAGATTTTCGACATTTCTTGTTCTTCTTTTGTGTCAATCAAGTTGAAAACGCCTTCAATCGAGAATCCGTTAAATTCACCGTTCTTTGCTTTGTCAAACAATTCTTTGTCGGTCACCTTATAAGATACAATCCAAGATCCGTCGTTTGCGTCCTTGAATCTTTCCGGTGCGGTGAATCCTTTTGCCGCGTCGATTTGATATGAATGGATCATGAAGATTGATTTGACGATTCGATTCGGATTGTGTTCCAAGTTTACGTTGTTGAAATTGTCTTTCCTTGCATAATCAAAAATAATATCTTTGATTGCTTGCTTGGTGAATACAACATAATATTCTTCGCCGGTTTCTTGGTCAAATCGATAAATTGGCGTGTCGGCCGAAATAGCGATTCCGGTGATCACTTGTTCTTCATCGTTAAATTCAAATTTTACTTGTTTTGAAAAGGTCATGAAGTTTTTTTCATGCGCCGGCATTGAAACAAGTGAATTAAATGAAACGGTTGTTTCTTGATCGTTCAGGTCAATCGAGATTTCGTATGTTGGAATTTCTTTGTTCATATTATATTATGTATTTTTGTTCGATGACTTTTGTGTTCCCTTATAAAAAACGAACATCCGATTTTGAATTGATTCAATCAATCCGTTGGATTCGAATGTCTTTCCCGGATGCAAAGATTTTCACAATTGGTGACGAAATCGAAGGCGTTCAAAACATTCCTTGCAAAGTATTTTCCAACATTCGCGGTGTCGATGTCACTAATAAAATTTTAACCTTTGCAAATGAAATCGGCGGTAAATTCATTTACATGAACGATGACTTCTTTGTCACTCCGAAGCTTCGCGCCGATGTTCCAATTTATAACGGTGAATTAATTATCAATCCAAAACATCCAGGACATTATCAAATCGCTTGCAAAAATACAATTGAATTCTTGGAATACTTTGGTCATTCAATTTATAACTTCGAAACACATTCGCCGGTGTTAATGGATTCGAAAAAATTAATCAAAACATTCAACAAAGTTAATTGGCAAAGTGACAATCATTTCATTAAATCAATTTATCTAAATTCCAACCTTCCGAAAAAGATTCGACCTGGAACAAACTTGAAGCTTCCGATTGGCGACATTGCGAAGGCCGAATTGTTCCTTCGCGATTACGGTTGCTTTTCTTCATCGGATGAATTCATAAATTCAAACGGCGGTTTGTGGATCAAAAACTTGACTTTTGTTCTTGAACGGCCACCTTGTTTTGAGTAGATGAAATGTCATTTTCCAAAACGAAAACTTGAACCGGTTGCGATGCGGTTTGTGCATCTTGAAGAAGTCCACTTGTTGACGTTCCGGTTGTCGGTGTCGATGCGGTAAAACTTGAAGCGCTTGTTCCGGCCATTGATTCACCACCACCACCACCGGAAACGCTTGGCATTGTCGGCGCAGTTCCGCCCTGGTATTTTTGATTTGCAATTGCAAGCGCTTGCGTCACTCCAATAATTCCGGCCGATGCGATTGCAGCAATACCAGCCGGCGAAGGTGGCGGCCCGAATTGTGCGATTCCTTTCGTGATTGCCGATGCCGTGTCCATTGCAACTTGCGCAAGCTTTATCGCTTTGTCTCGGTTAAATTTCGCGCGGTTGATTTTATCTTCTTTGTTGAACGCGTCCATTTGAACCGCAAATTTTTGCTTTGCGAATTTTTCTTCAATGGCGGTCTTTTGTTCGGCGGTCAATCCTTCGGCTTCTAATTCAGCTTGTTGCTTTGCGTCAAGATTCGCAAGGTCTTCATCGCGTTGTTCGTTAATCTTGTTGATTCTCGCCGCGCCGATTTCGTTTAATAAATCATTTACAATTTTAACTTGATCAAGCGCCTTTTGCGCCGTTTCAATTCCGGCGGTAACTCCGGCCAATTCTTCTTCTCGCGCTTTGACTTCGGCCGCCTTTGCCGATGTTGTGGCGTCAAGATTAATTTTCTTTATCGCTTCAATCTTTTTCTTTTCAAGTCCAAGCATTGCGGCGTCAAATTCTTCTTGCGTTATTTTTTCATCAACATTATCCGAATTCAATCGCTTCAATAATTCTTTTTTTGCGTCCGATTGTTGGTTGTTTAATTCTTGAAGCGCGATTGCTTGATCCGTTGCAATCAATGAATTCAAAAACTTCGTTCGTTCACGTCGAACCGCTTCAACCCTCGCAGCTTCTTCAAGCGCGGCGTCGGCATATTTTTTCCTTACCTTAGCTTTGGCAACTTCTTCATCAATTACCAATTGTAATGCCTTTTCTTTTCCTTCTTCGCCTTGACTATTCGCCAGCGCGATTCGTTCTTGAAAAGCGGTCGTAACGTCTTCAAGTTCGCGTTCTTGTTCCGTCAATTTCGCGCGTCGAATTCCTTCGGCAAGTTGCGTTTCTTTTTCGGTCATCAATTTCAATTCTTCTTCGGTCAAATTCTTGACTCCTTTGTCCATTATGTTTTGAAGTTCTTTGCGATATTCTTCTTCGGACATTTTTCCCTTCTCAAATTTTGCATCAAGTTCCTTCAATTCCTTTTCACTTGCTTTTTTTATCAGTTCATTTCGCCAATCGCCGTAAGTATCTTCAAGCGTTGCGATTTGTTTCGCCTGGCCTTCGGCCATTTGTGAAATCTTTAAGTTTTCGGAATCTTCGGTCGCTTGAATTTCACGTTCCAAATGTGATTTGAGCGTTTCAAGTTTTGATTTGTTCAATTGGTCTTGCGTCTGTTTGGCATTCGTTCCGGCGGTTCTTGCTTTATCAGCTAAATCGGCGGCGTGTTCCGCTTGCATAATTTCAATATTGTTTTTGGTCGCAACCAGGTCATTGTAATTTTCACCGGCAACCTTGGAAACCTCGGTCAATGATTTCTTCAATGTTTTTACACGATCCGAATCAGCGTCACCGGTCGCAATCAATACTTCAATTTCAGCTTTGTACGCTTTTATTTTTGCAGCTTGCGCCGATAACAAAACGCGACCTTCGGCCAAATGTGATTTCGCTTTTAACAAGGCCATTTCGTAAGTTGCCTTTCCGGATGCCTTTAATAAATTTATTTCGTGATCGTAATAAGCGTCGTTTGCCTTTTGTTTTTTGGATGCGGCCGCAATAATCTTGTCTTGTTCCTTGACAATTCCTTTCGTTCGCGCTTCGGCATTCGCTTTTAATTTACGCGTGTTCGAATCGTCAATCACTCCAAAATGTTCAAGCGCCTTGGTAACGCCGACAATCAATCCAATCAATGGAAACATTATCATGATTACGGTTTTCACCGCCGGGCCAAGTTTATTAAATTTATCGTAAGCGCCAACAACCGCTTCTTTTACCTTGTCAAAATTAGCAATCAACAAAGCAAGTCCAACAACAAGCGCGCCGACTCCGGTCGCAATCATTGCGATTCGAAGTAGTTTCATTCCATTTGTTGCTGCTTGCGTTGCAACCGTTGTTCCAACCGTTGCCGTTCCAAGCGCTACTTCGCCGGCTGCTTGCGCTCGCGTTGTCGCAACCGAACCGGTCATGACAAAATTACGAAGTTTTTCGGCTGCCGTTCTTAATTGGATTCCAAGGATTGCGTCCTTGTTCAAATTCTTTGCAACCGTATTCACCGCATTAACGACGCCTTGCGTTGCTTGCAATTTTACCATTGTTTTTTGAAGGTCTTCATTTTCAACGCCAGTTAATGCAATCGCCGATTGAAGTCCCTGGAATACGGCCGCGCCGGTTTCGATTCCTTGAACGGCCGTGTCTAATTTAACAAAGTCACTTGACAAGGCGGTTGTCGCGCCTTTTAAATCGCCAATCGTGTCTTTCAATTGCGCAGCCGCGCGAATCGCTTCCGATCCGACCGGACTTTCAACGCCAGCTTGCGCCGCAATGGATTGATATTCCTTCATTGCCTTGGTCATGTCGCGCATTGTCAATCCACCGGCGGAAACCTTTGCGTTTAATTCGTCCAAGTTTTGTTGAAACGCGTCCATTCCAGTTCCACTGGATGCGGTGACTTGCGTATCTTTCAAGTCTTTATTAAAATTCTTGATCGCTTGATCCGCGTTTTGAATATCTTGAACCGAATTCCCGGTGTCAACTCTTAATGAAAATACTGCTTCTTTTGTTGCCATTATCCGATTCGGTTTATTGTTGCGATTACTGACGGCGTTGCCGGATGCGGAATAATTAAATTTGCTACTTCTGAACGTAGTTCAATTGTTGCGGCCGTTACGGAATACATTATTTCAACAACGTCGCTTGCGGCCAATAAAACGAACCAATTCCAGGCGGCAACATGATAAATCGAATGATCATTAATGTTGACGCGCGAATTCGTGTCGCTTAAATCCGTTCCATTTACGCGCAACCAAATGTCAACATGTTGTGACGAACTTCCGGCGGTTCGGTAAAGTTGCGCGGAAAATTGAACGTTATAATAACCGGCGTCATTCACTTGCATTCCGGTTGTTCCGGAAAGTGAAACGTTGTTTAAAAAATTTGGTTGACTTATAAGCATGGCCGTCGGCGTGTTCGCCGTTGCCGTTTGCGTCGTGTTATCGGAAAAAGAACCCGAAGGAATGTTTCCAACAACCGTTTCGATTA